GATCTGCGCGTTTTTCAGCGCCGCCGGCTGCTCCCTTTTGCCGAAGATCTTTTCAAGCATTCCCATCTGTTTTCACCCTCGTTCTGTCGTTCATCAGGCGCCGCCCCAGCTGGTCCCATTTGAACTGTCTCATGGCCATCGCGTCCAGGATGGCCGCTATGCCGTCCACGTGTGCGTTTTTGCTGATCTTCACCAGCTTCTTCCGCGGATGCGCCTGCTCCGCGTTGCTTTCCATCTGCTGCGCCGCGTCGGCCATGTGGATCTTCAGCAAGTCATTGTCGTCCATGTCGCGGATCCGGCCCTCCCGCAGCATCCCCTCAAAAATGTCGGAAACGCCGCTCAGGTTGAACCCCTGCGTCACGCTGTCTGTCTTAAAGTGTTTCGCTTCCAGCTTTTGCACCAGATCCTGGGCGCTCCAGCGGTCGTATCCCACGATCAGCGGATAGATCTTCCACGTCTTCACCAGGTCCATGAACCACAGCAGCACGTCGTCGTTGTTGATGAATTCCTCGCCGCTCAGGGAAAGGAACCCCTTCCGGATGTAAATTTCGTACGGGATATTGTCCCTCCGCGTCGCCTCTTCCAGCCGCTTGTTCGGCAGCCAGAAATGGCTATGTGTCCACAGCATCCCGTCGATCTCCGTGATGATGCAGGCGCTGGTCAGGTCCGTCGTTTGCGATAAGTCGATGCCGCCCACGCAGTAATGCCCGCGGATCTCCTCCAGGCCTTTGTGATGCCCGAAAGCCTTGTTGATGTCCTCCGCCCGCAGCCATGCCGTGGACAGTGACTGCTTCAGGTTGCAGTATTTCGTCTTGAATTCGATCTCTTTGCTGATCGATTCGTGGGCTGTGTCGATTTCCTTTCGGATGAACTCCTCGCTGACGCTCACGCCCATGTTCGGCAGGCTCTTTTTCAGTTCCGTCAGGTCGTCCCATTTTTCTGCGTCGTCGATCATGTAGATGATCGGCAGCAGATGCTGCTCCCGGCTGTTCCCCATCAGGAAACCGGTGCCGCGCTTCATCAGCTCGTCATACAGTCCGTCGTTTTCGTATCCACCGGAGCTGATCGCAAGCCCCAGCGGTTCCTGCCTCGCGCCGGTACCGGATGCCATGACTTCCCATTGCCGCAGGCCCGCCACGCCCGGCCACGCCGCCACCTCGTCCGCACAGTAGAACATCGGGTTATAACCGTCCGATTTCTTGCTGGTGAACGCCAGCTTCCGGATGATTGTGTTCGTCTCCTGGATCACCAGCCCGCGGTATTTCGTGCTTTTTGTGATCGCGTCCAGCTCCGGCTCCGCGTGGACGTTAAACTCCAGTGCGGAATACGCCAGATCCGCCTGTTCCAGTTTCGGTGCCAGGTAATAGATCTCGCTGCCGTATTCCCCGGCCGCGTATCCCATGTACGTCCCGATCCCTCCGGCGATCAGCGTTTTTCCCTGCTTTCGGCCCACCGGCCAGAATACCTGGTTAAACTGCCGTTTCCCCGTTCCGTCTACAATTCCGAATATTGAACTGATTCCGGCCCGTTCCCACAGTTCCAGCGTCATCCTCCGCGGCGCCATCACGCCCTTGTAGTGATGGCAGTATCTGTGAATGAATCCCAACGCGTTCTTTGCCAGGCGTTCATCATAGAACCATCTGCTTTCGCTGAATCCCTGTACCAGCACGTCGTACAGCATCCGGATCCATTTCCCGACCACCACGCCGCCGGTCTGGATCTCCTCCCTGTAGGCCGTGATCGCGTTTTCCGTCTTTACCCCATGCGATCACCTTAATGCAGCCGGAAAGCGTCCAGGTCCCGCGCGGCCTTCTCCACTCTCGCGCCCCGCTCGCCGATCATGTTCCCGATCGTCGCCAGGCACTTGTTCGCGCTCTCCACATGGCGCGGCAGCTCACTGAGCAGCGGATGCGCCACCTCCACGCTCCCGGTCTTGTAAGTCTTTTCCACCGTCAGGCCGTCCTCCGCGATCCGGTCCCGCATCTGATCGATCAGCCCGGCTTCCTCCGCGTAGATCCGCGCCGCCTCGATGAAATCCTGCTCCTTTTCGACCTGATAAGCCTTCCCGAAGGCGATCATTTTTCGGTAAAGCGCCGCCGGCGTCAGCTTTTCGCTCCCGGTCCGCGCCTTCGCCCTGGTCTTCGTCTTCTTTTTCGCCTTCGCCGGAGATTTCGCCCCGGATGTCCTCGCCTTCTCCGGCAGCTTATCCGTGATCTCCGCGAAAGTCGCCCCGATTGCTTCCTTCATCGGTTAACCTCCGCCTTATGTTATCAAAAAAACGGCCTGTTTTTCAGCCGTTTTTATGCCCAATTATGCCCTTTTCTTCATTGTCCCGCGCCCGTGGACGCGCGTCCCGCCTGACCCCGGCGCGCTTTTTTTAACTTCACCCCGGCCCTGCACCGCTTCGCGTTTTCGCCTTCACCCAGGGGGGATCATGACGGATCCATCCGGAGCGATCCGCCAGCGTTTCTGTCTTCGCTCCTGTTCCTGGTCGTGGCACGTCTTGCACAGCAGCTCCAGGTTCTCCCAGTTCAGCGTGACCTTCGGGTTTGTTACGTTCTCAGCTGTCAGCGGAACCTTGTGATGTACTTCCAGCGGCCGGTCCTTTGATCCCGGTTCAATGATCCCGCGCTTCAGACACCGCTCGCAAAGGTTCCCCTTTGATTCCGCGAAAGCCTTCCGGCATTTCCTCCACGTCCATGTTGTGTAAAATTTTTCAACTTCCTGTGATGAATGGCTCATCAGCTCCCGCCTCTGCCTTTCAAAGGATGAACCTCCCGCGGCTGGAAGGAAGCGTACCAGCACGCCCTCCAAAATTTGGAACATGAAGAATCGGACAATGCCATTACACATTATCCGACGATAACATAATATCATCAAAACGTTCCCCTTTGAGTATGGAATTCAGTTCGATTTTGATTTGTTCAGCAGCTCAAAGAATTCCCTGCGTTTCTTGAAGTATGCGTTCTTGTCGCTGGTCGGCATCAGCGCCCTGTCCATCTGTTCATACGGCCGTCCGATGCACACGTTCTGGATGATGGACGCATACCACGCGCCGCCGTCGATCGCTTTGGCGCACTCGTCCACGATCGTGATCTTTTCAATCAGCCGTTCCCGCTTTTCAGCCGCAGCCGCCACCGGGTCGCTCTTTCCGTTTCCGTGCGGAAGTCCGTCCGCTTTGATGGCCCGGATCCCCAGCAGGCTGTTCGCCTCCGTCTTCCATTCCGGATACTGTCTGCAAAAATGCAACAGCTCCCGGTATCTGTCCTGGCTGATCCCGATCTGTTTCCAGCATGGTAAATATCTCATGTCCTGAGCCTCCTCAATACGCAGCGAATGTACACCCCGTCCACGATGTCGCTGTATCTTACCTGAACGTCCTGCAGCTGATAACCCGGATACAGCTTCTCCATCACGTCCTTCGCCTCGTTCCGGAAATCCCTCGCGATCCGCTTCACCCGGCTGTTCGGCATCCGCGCGTCCCGGCTCCGCCTGATCGGCTGCTTCAGGTTCCGGCTCCCGCGCCACTTCTTCACTCCTGGCTTTTCCGGCCGGTCCTGTTTCTGTCTGGTGAAGTACACCGCGATCCCGCCCAGGCCCTCGTCCCGCGGCTGCAGCCGGTCGCAGTTCGCCCGGCCCTTCGCCCAGATCGCTTCCAGTTCGTCCCGACCCACCCCGCCGTTCATGATCATGTGAATGTGCGGCCTCTTTCCGCTGTACCCAGGCGCCGGCATTTCGTCCCCGCCGATGGCGTAGATGTATTTCAGCTCATCCAGCCCGGCCTTCCTCCGCGCCCGCTTCACCCTGGCGATGAAGTTCCGCACGTCCTTGTCCACCCGTTCCGGTTCCGGCGGCGTCCCTTCGTAGGTCAGCGTGATGCTCACGTCCTTCTCCGTGAAGTTCGCCTCCACCAGCTGGATCAGGTGCAGTCTGCTCCGCTCATCGTTCGCCCGCTGCTGGGCTTCCCGCGTGATCTGGTGCTTCGCCCTCCTCAGGTCGCCCCGCTGGTTCCGTCCGAACACAGGAAACACTTCCGCGTCGATCCTCGGCCCGCTGACCGTTGTCCTCCGCCTGTACCCCATCTTGCCGACCTGGATGAAACTCGGCTCCTCCAGGAAGCTCCCGTCTCCCGTGATCCGGTTGTTGAACAGGTCCTCATATTCCCAGCTCATCCGATCCCTCCAAACGGGGAGGCGCGTACGCCCTCCCCGTACCCCTCCCGCTGCCATCACCATCTTTTTCGGACGCTTCCGGCATCGGTTTATAAACTGCCAATCGAATCTGTATTCATTCATGTCACATACGCAAATAGTTAATACTCATTACAAGCCTCACAAGGCGGAAACCACCCCGCCGTTCCGAAGGCTGTCCCTCCGCGGTCCCCGTGCCGTCTTTCCGGCTGCCAGTTTTATGCTGATCGTTCTCTCCTGGCTTTTTCATCCCCAGGCGGATGTATTTCGCCTTTCGGCGTTTGGTACGCGGGGCCGGAATTGAACCGGCCGGCGGTATGGCACGTCCTCAAAAGTCCCAGGAGCTTCTCCTTTCCTTTATAAAGATCATCCGCCCGTCCTCGCCGCGCATGGATCCGGATGGCGTAGATCACTGTGCGCCTTAATCCGGAAAAACCTTTTTATAGCAAGTCGTACATTGTTACCTGCGCCAGTTCTTTGTCTAACCTCTGTTTTGCTCTTTCATAGTATTCTGGATCAATCTCAAATCCCCAGGCGTAATAACCACATCGATGACATGCGATCAAACTGCTTGCGCTCCCAACGTGCGTATCAAGGATTTTATCGTCCTCTTTCGCAAAGTTTCCCAGCAGCCACGTATAAAGCTCTATTGGTTTCTGACACGGATGAAACCGTATATCGTCTTTTTTCCCTTGCGGCGCACACTCAAACACCTTTGCGTTTCCTTTGAAACTTGTCCATGCGTATTCCGCCATCGCCATTGAGAATTGTTCGCTTATGCTTAATTTTCTCCAAACAACAAAGCATCTCGTTGGAGGTAATTGGAAGTAGTTCCCCCCCCATATAATTTGATTACGTGATACCCTGAACAATTCATCGAAATATTCTTTCCCAGGTGCGTTGTCCCACTCGACGATCTTTTTCGCGTATTTACTCGCCCACGTTCCTCCCGTTCTTGTAATTTCATAATTTTTATCTTTTTTTCTCAGTCCGAATGTTAAATGTCTGCTCCCTTTGTCTGAATTTCCATCACCATAAGGCGGATCAACAATCGCAAGGTCGAAGAAATTATCTGGGAACTCTTTCATCGCTTCTATGCAATCAGCGTTATAAAACCCCGGCTTTTCATAATTCATAATTACTCAATACTCCCTGTTTCGTTATATTGCTTTCATCTGTCTCACGATCGGATTGAACAGCACCATCTCTCCGCCGACCTTCCCGGCCACGCGCGCCGCGTCTTCCTTCCTCCGCGTCCGCCATGCGTCGTATGGCGACCCGCTCCAGCGCAGATCTGTCGAATACAGGATCGTCCCGACCAGGTACTCCCCGTCCTTCCGGATGATGATGCACGTCGCCCGCCGGATGTCCATTATTCCTTCCTCATCACTCTCAGGATCATGTTCAGCGTGTCGTTGATGTGGTCCAGTTTCAGCACCAGCTTGTCGATCTGTCCCGCTTGGAACCGCATCATCTTTACCTGTTCCGTCATCTCCTGCGGTTTCGCCTCCACCAGTTCCATCTCGATCTGGCCCGGCACCTGTTCCTCCTGGGCCTGTGGTTCCTCCGCCTGTTCCTTTGCTTTCTTTTCCTTTTCCTTCGCGATCCGCCGGTTCTCCAGGTATTGCTCATAGCTGAACCCGGCGCTCTCGATCCGGCTCACCGTGCATGGATTGATCCCCAGCAGCTTCCCGACCTCCGTCTGGTTTGCGCCTCCGCGCCTCATCAGCTGGACCTGCTTGCAGATCTGATCCGTGACCTGCATCTTTTTTGCTTCCTTCATGTTCATGCTTCCTTTCTGTTTTGTTTAGTCTTGCACGCCCAATGCAATCAGGATCTCGTAGATGTGATCCCCCAGCCACTTCCAGTCCTCCGGCGGCAGGCTGATCTCTTCCCCGAACGGGTGCCGCCAGTCAATCGTCCGGAATTTCTCATCGTAATAGAATGTTCCCATCCTTTTGTTCCGGATCGCTGCCGTGTGAAACAGATTCCGCTGATCCATTTCCGTCTTCTCCTCCTTTATCTGTTCCGCGTTCCGTGCTTTTTCGTTTGCCGCTTTCTGGGCCTGTTCCCGCCGGTATTCCTCCACGATCGACGGATCATATACCAGCTCCACATTCGTCCGTTTCATACGCCATCACTCCACGCTCCGCTGTGAAACGTCTGCTCCCAGCTGATCTTCGCGTTCGCCATCGCGTAGCATTCATCCCATGCCTTTTCATTGTCCAGGGCGATGTTCATCCCGGCCAGGGCGATGATCGCCGCCGCCAGAACGCTGAATAAAATTCTGAATGTTCTTTTGCTCATGCTTCCTTTTCCTCCATTCGTTAATCTTGTCCGTCAATCCCGAAGCCAGCGCCGCGATGATCAATCCGCAGATCTCACCCAGCACGAACCAGATCACGCCCACGCTGTCCTCCCTTTCCGGCTTTCCATTCCTGGAAGGCCCGCTCGTTCTCCGGATCCTGATAGAACATGCGGCACCGCTCAAGCAGTTCGCCGGCCATCAGGCTGTATTTCGGCTTCTCCTTCACTCTCACCGCGCTGATTGTCATCTCGCTCATCTGGATTCCTCCGCCCTGTTCTTCCTAAACTGACCCGCCGCCGGACACGTCGCGAAATGGCTGATATATCCGATCCATGCGCCCTTGTCTGCCCAGTCCGGTTCCCGTCCTCTCTTCACGGTGCCGTCCGCCATCACATAAGTGTTAGGCCCACCCGACGGCATGAAGTACACCGCTTCCGGGTTCACCGGGATGCTCTTCCCCTTCGTCGTTTTGATAAAGGCGATCTGTTTCCCGCATCCCCTGCACGGTGTCGTCCTGCTCAGTTCGCTCATATTCCTTCCATCCTTCCCGTTCGCATTCATGATCCTCCAGCATGATCATTCCGTACTGGATGCACTCGACGCATCCGTGGCTCCTCCGCGTGAATTTTTTCCCCGCCGGGCAGTCCTTACATTTCATCCTTTCACCCCGCAGCTGCGCCTGTGCGGCCTGTACGCCCATTCCGCTTCCTTTGTGTCGTCGTCGTACCTGTCAGCCAGGCGTCCGATCACCTTGCTCCCGTCGATCCTGATGAAGCTGTCCCCATCCGGATCCGCGATTACTTCCACGGCCTCTTCGTCCACGACGACCTTCCGGTAAATCCCCTGGGTGATGATCCCGATCCGCTTCCCGCAGATCCGGCATCTTTTGAAGCTGTCCCGTCCGTTCATTTCCTTCTCCTCCGCCTTTGTGGCTGATTGACGTATCCCTGTTTCATCTTCCGGATCAGCTTTATGTTCTGCACAATCACCGGCGCCGGCTGATCCGTGTGGATGTCGTAGATCATCGTCCGCCCGTCTGAGAACAGCACCCGGATTTTGTCCGGCAGCACGCTGTAATCGTGGTCATAGATCGGAACCACCTTCCCCAGCACCTCCGGTCTGTTCTTCCCGATCTCCATGTCCTCCAGAACTCTGTCCAGCATGTCGTTCAGTGTCATTTATCTACCTCCATCAGTTCGTCCATGCTGATCTGATCCGTCCCGACCAACAGGCCTCCGCTCGCCTGACGTTTCAGGATCAGCCCCCGGTGCAGGTTTCCCTTCATGCTGTCCTTCTCGCTCATCCCCATCCCGATCCCGAAGTCCATTTCCGGCATCCGTACCACCTCGCCGTTGTCGTCTATGAACTCCTTCATGTTGATCGTGATCTTCGCGTTCACTGTCCCCTTGTTGATCCTGGTCGTGATCATCCTGTTGATCAGGATCTTCATCGCTATGTCGAAGTTGTTCCGGAACTCTTCAAACAGTTCCCCGTTGATCGTCAGCTCCTGTGGTTTCATGCTTCCTTCACTCCCTTTCTGTTTTTAGTGTTTAGCCAGTTAAACAGCTTCTTCAAAAAAAAGTTTGTCTACGGTGATTCCCATCGCCTTCGCCAGCGCCAGAAGCGTTCCTGTCTTCGCCTGATACTCTGGATTGTTCTCAATCGCGGAGATCGTTTGCCGGCTGACCCCGCTTATTTCCTCAAGTTTTTCCTGTGTCAGGCCCATTTCCTCACGGATCTCTTTTACTCTGTATCCCATTTTTCATATCCCTCCTTGTGTGTTAAACCGGCTTTACATACAAGATATACCATAAAAATCCACTTGTCAAGCCTGCTTTACAAATTTCTTTTTATCGTGTAAAATTCATTTTACGAGGAGGCGGCGAAATGAAGCTCAGCAACGTTATTACCGATTACCGTAAACAGATGCAGATTTCCCAGCGCGAATTTGCCAGGCGCTGCGGTTTATCTAATTCCTATATCTCATTTATTGAGAACGAATACAATCCCCGCACCGGAAAGCCAATTGTTCCGACCCTTGAACAGTATCAGAAGATTGCCTCCGGTATGGGCCTTACTGTTCATGAACTTTTTGAACGACTTGATGAAGATTCACCTGTTGATCTTCACGTCTCTGACGCTCCAACTGCTCCGATTGTCATCCCTGATTCTGAAATGTTCCTGAAGGTTATGGAAAATATGTCCGTTGCCGATTATGATCTGGTCATTGACGCCTATAATCGGACCTATAACAAAATGAAAGAGAAAGGGCTTTTGTGATGATCCGATACATGCCGAAACTGGATTCGCCCCTCTGGTCCCGGAAGTCCCTTGAATATTTCGACACCGTTGAGGATCTGAAAACGTTCATTTCCGATCAGCGCACCCGTTTTTGCCGTTTCATCGGCAAACCGGAAAAGTCCTTCCTTCCGGAGGACGTCACCCTGGCCGATCTGCTTGATGATCTCTTCATGGGCTGGAACCATTACCGCACCGTCACCATCGACGGGATCACCGTCGGATACTGCGGAGAATAGGAGGATATTATGAACTGGAAAAAAATTATTACAAACGGACTTTTGCTTGCGGTTCTTATCGGGCTGATCGCTTTTATTCCGAACGCCGGCGAACGCGTCCTGTCCTGGTTTTTCCCTCCGCGTATTTATATCCTGATCGGCGTGGCGGTTTTCGTTATTTTGTGGAAGATCCTTATCGAACTTCGCAACAAAAACAACCGGGATGATGAAGAATGAAGAAGTCATCTGTTCTTTCCTGTTCTCCGCATACCGCTGTCGCCTATGCCCGGTATTCCTCCGCAGGCCAGCGGGATGTCTCCATTGAACAGCAGCTGGCGGATATACGTCTGTTTGCGAAGCGGGAAGGATATACGCTCGTCCATGAATACGCGGATCACGCCAAATCCGGCTTCAAGAATTCCTCCGCCCGGACCGCTTTTCAGTCCATGATGAAGGCCGCCGAATCCGGCGGATTCGACACCCTGATCTGCTGGAAGGTGGACCGCTTCGGACGGAACCGGGAGGAATCCGCCCTGTTCAAGGGGCGCCTCCGCCGGTTCGGCGTCAAGGTGCTCTATGCGATGGAGCCGATCCCGGAAGGCTCCGCCGGCGTTCTCCTGGAAGGGATGCTGGAAGCGACCGCTGAATGGTATTCGCGCCAGCTTTCTGAAAACATCCAACGCGGAATGAACGACAACGCCCGCCGCTGCCTGTATAACGGGACGCTGGTCCTGGGTTATCAGCGCGGATCGGACGGCCGTTACGCCATCCACCCGGAGGAGGCCGCCGTTGTCCGGAACATCTTCGATCTGTATGTTTCCGGTTATTCCGCCGCCCGGATCGCCCGGATCCTGAACGACCAAGGCGTCCGCACGCCCCGCCGGAAACCTTTTTCCGCCCAGACCGTTGTCCGGATCATTTCAAACGAACGTTATACCGGCGTCTATATCTGGGGAGATACCCGCGTTCCCGACGGGATGCCGGCGATCATCGAAAAATCTGTTTTTGAGGAGGCGCAGCGCATGAAGGGAAAAACGTCCCGCCATCTTGAAACCGGCGCCGTTGATTATCTTCTGACCGGGAAGGCCTTCTGCGGTCACTGCGGTGAATCCATGATCGGCGATTCCGGTACCAGTAAGTCCGGCGCCCGCCGTTTCTATTACACTTGTCACGGCCGGAAGCACCGCAAAACCTGTCAGAAGAAATCCGTCCCGAAGGATTATTTGGAAAACGCCGTCGTTGATTTTGTCCTTGATCACGTTTTATCTGAGCCGATGATCGAACGCACCGCCGACGCCGTCATGAAGCTGCAGGCGGAGGAGCTGAAGTCCTCCCCCCTGGCCGCGATGGAGGCCGAATACGCGGAGGCGAAAAAAAAGATTGATAACGTGAATAACGCCATCGCCGCCGGGATCTGGAACGCATCGACCTCCGTTATGCTGAAAGAACTGGAAGATGAAGCGGAATCCCTCCGCGTTTCTGTCGAAACTCTCCGATACTCCCAGGCCCAGCTGATGGACCGCGACCGGGTGCTGTTCTTCCTCCACCGTTTCACAAAAGGCGACCGCTCCGATCCGCTCCTCCGCCGGCATATCATCGAAACGTTTGTCAACGCAGTGTACGTTTTTGACGATCACCTGAAACTGGTGATCAATAACTGCGAAGGAAACGAACGTTTCCCGCTGGAAGATCTTCCGGATGAGTGTTCGGATAGCATCAACAATGCTCCACCAAACGTTACACATCCGAACACCCGGATCACAGTTTTCCGTCTCGCGATGTGAAAAAAAGAAGGTGCATTTGCACCTTCTTCTTTTTTTACCCTGCCATGCGGTCCATCAGTTTTTTGATTTCCATCCGCGTCGCTTCATCCGGCGCTTCGTCCATCATCTGGCGCAGGTGGGTGTTCCAGTCCATCCCGCGGCTGTAACCCCCTCTGTTTTCGCGGGTGTAGCGGCCTTCATTGTCCCTGGCGTAACTGCCATAGTTTCCGCTGTACCCGTTCCTCATTTCGCGCCCGGTATAACTGCCGTAATACGGACCCATCGGCATATACCTCTCGCTGTAGCCGTCATCTTTCGCTTCCAGCATGGCGCAGGTCGTTTCCAGGCTTTTCATGGCGTGGGTGAGCTTGTCGATCATTTCGATGTCGCCGGCGTTCAGGTCGCCGCCGCTTTTTTTGATCTCTTTGTTCGCCTGGGCGATCTCGTTTCCGATCGTCTCCCTCAGTTCTTTCAGTTCCCTGAGCAGTTCCATTCTGATCCCCTCCCGTCAGTCAGGCCGCCGGTGTCGTCGGGTTTGTGACGGTATAGGACGGGATGGGATACGGAGCGATCCGGTTCACCAGGTACTGCGTCTGGGCGGTGTTATCCGCCACCAGGGCCGCGGTCTGGGCCGTCTGTGAAGCGGCCAGCGCCTGCATGTTCACCTGGTTCTGCAGAGCGATGTTCTGGCTCTTCAGCGCGTCGATCTCCTGCTGGCACATTTTGTCCAGGATCACCTGGGTCTGGGCCTGGGTGGCGTCGATCACGTCACGCAGGGCGGAAGCGATCGCGTTCCGGTCTGCGCAGGCTTCCGTCGCCACCGTGTACTTGAGGTCCGCGGTCGCGGCCCGGTTGTCGCAGCAGCACTGGGCCAGCTGGGCCTGCAGCGCGGTCATCCCGGCTGTGTTCGCCGTCTGGGCCGCGAAGCTCCGTTCCAGGTCAGCCATCTGGTTATTACACAGCTGGGTGCTGATGCCGTTCAGGCTGTTCTGGATGCCGGTGATGTTGTCGTTCAGCATCTGGTTCTGGAAACCGGTGCTGATCTGGTTGGAATTGTTCATCCAGGGGTACATGTCATTGAAACCTCCGCCGAAACCGCCGAAGCCGTTTCCCCATCCGCCCATCAGGATGAACAGGAGCAGGATCCACCATCCGGATCCCATGTCGCCGAATCCGCCGTTGCCGCCAAATCCGGAAGGCTGTACCAGCATCGTTGTGCCGGTACCTTCATCAGTGAGTGCCATTGATTTTGATTCCTTTCGATTTATTTATCCTTTAATCGGCTATGCGCACTCACCGAAAAGAATCAATTTGAAAAATATGATTTTTGTTATTTCAGAAAATCGTCATTTTCTGAAATAATGATCATTTGATCCCCATCATCCGCTGCAGCTGGTTCGCCATCTGCACGGCCTGGTTGTACTGTGCTTGCGTCACGCGCCCGCTGTTCAGCATCTGCTGCACCTGTTGCTTCGGATCTCCCCTGAACATCTGCTGAAACTGCTGAAGCCGCTGCATCATCCCGTTCATCGGCGCCTGGTTCTGCATCATCCCGAAAAGTGGGTTACTCATCGTCCTCTACCTCCCGCACGACCTTTTTCCGCCGGCTCAGTTCCTTCACCTTTTCCGCCAGCGCGGCCACTTCTTCCTTCGTCGCGTACTCCGTCTGCGGTGTTTCCTTTTCCTCGCCCCGGATCGTATAGTCCAGGATCTTCATCGACGGCATCCCGGACGGGTCCGCGCTTTTCAAATAAATGATCTTTTCCTCGCTGTCCCACAGCTGCACCGTGTTCCCCGGAGCGACCATGTAGCTCTTCGCTGCGGCCTCGCCCTGCACCCAGATCAGGCCGCCCTGCTGGTTCTGCGGCTGCGGCGCCTGGTATTGCGGCGCCTGGATCATCGGCTGGTATGTCGCCGGGAATCCTCCGTAATAGGCCATCGTTCTCTCCTCCTTATCTCACTTTCCAGAAATAGGTCGGGATCATCCCGCCGCTGTCGTACATGTCGTACCAGTCCCCGCCGATCACGGCCACCGCGTGGTCGCCCGTTCCGATCACGTATACCCCCTCCGGATACCGCTCGCAGAACGCCCGCACCGTGATGCACCCCGGACAGCTCTCCGGCAGCAGGAACTGCTTCCCGCCTTGGTCTTTCAGGTATGCTCCCCATACCGCGTTGCTATTCGGCAGGTCGCCCATGATGGCCCCCTGTTCACACAGATCCCAGTACGCGTCCTTCCAGCTCCTGTCCGTCGCGATCGCCACCGCCCGGATCACGCAGTCCCCCGTCTCTCTTCCCAACGGGTTCGGGTTGCATTTGACCCACATCGCCTTGTTCCTCCGCCTGTTTCTGAAAAAATGGTACAAAAAAAGAAGGCTGTCCGCGAGTTCGCAAACAGCCTTCTTTCGATGTTTATTCGGTTTATTTCCGGTTCGTTTTCGGGTCGCTCTCCGGCAGGTACCGGTATATGAATGAATTCCGGTTGATGATCCGCTTCACCGTGCTCACGTCAACTTCGCATTCCTCCGCGATCTTTTCCAGGGAGCCTGGATGGTCCGTCAGATATACCCGCATGACCTCCCTGTCTTTCCGTTTGTGTACGTATTCCTCCAGGGCCTCAATGATCCGCGTCTTGCTCTCCATGTTCCGCCCCCGTCACCGTGGTCTCGTACATGCTTTTGATCGTCTCCTGCCACATCTGTTCCCGCTTCGTCTGGTTCGTGGCGAACACGACCACCACGATGATCATGGAAATGCAGACGCACACCAGGGCGATCAGCATCCGCCTGTTCGCCCAGTTATAGTGCATCATCGTGTTTTGAACGTCAAAAAACGGCACGCATTTGTCCCCGTCGTTTCCGCAGTTATGGCTGCATGTCTTCTCCCTTTCCATCCTTCTCCGCTTCCTTTCCTTCCGCTTCCTGTTTGTCTTCCTTTTTTTCCGGCGCGTCGCCCTTGTCCTTCATGATCTCCAGCAGTCTCAGCAGGATCTTCGGCACCGGGATGCCCATCAGCGCCACGTTCTCCAGTATGCTGAAGCCTTCGCTCGCGATGAACCACAGGCACGTCGCGCCCATCACCGCCTCAAAAGTGATCCCCGCGCTCTCGCTCACCGCCCTGTCCAGCAGCGCCGCCAGCAGCACCACCAGCAGGATCAGCGCCTTCTTCATCAGTCCGATGAACGCCTGGTTGCTGGCGATGTATCCGTTCTCCGTCTTGTTGCTCTTGCCCATCGCCCCGCAGATCAGCCCCGTGATGAAGTCGATCGTCATCACCGCGATCAGGATCCATACCAGCGGAGGCATGTTTACAAAAAACGAGGCGATCGCGCCCCCGGCCGCCGCCAGCAGTTCAGTGATTTTTTTCATTTTTCTCCCCTTCTCCTTTTCTGTAATTCGGACACCAGATGCACACCTGCCGCAGCTTCCGCCCGCCGGCGCCTTTGCAGGTTCTCTCCGGTTCAAACGTGAAGCACCGGCTGATCTCCCCGTCTATTCTTTTTTTGACGTCGCATTCTTCCAGGCTTTGCATAGTTCCTCCGCCTGTCCCTTCGTCAGTCCTGTGATCGTCACCGTGTATCTCTCCGGCTCCTCCGCCGGTTTTCCGTCCAGCTTCCCCGCGGCCTCCGTCAGCGCGGCCCAGGTTTTCGGGCCGCATACGCCGTCCTGGTCCAGCCTGTGGTCCCGCTGGAATTCCTTCACGGCCTTCTCCGTCGCCGCTCCAAAGTCGCCGTCCACGCCGCAGATGCCCAGGCTGTACCCCAGCCTGTCCAGCATCGTCTGCATTTCCTTCACGTATACGTTCCGGTTCCCTTTCCGGATAGTCGGCCGGTTTGCCGGTCCCGGATCCGGTGCCGGTTCCGGCGCTGTTCCTGAATAGTCCACGCCTTTCAGTTCTCCCCATTCGACCCACTTGCTGGCGGTGACCTTCGTCTTCACGACGCCAGCTTTTGTTCCCTGCGCTTCGATCACCCAGCCGTCGCCGATGTACAAGCCTACATGCCCGCGCTTTCCATCCTTTTTGTTGTAGGTGAACACCGCGGTTCCGGGAAGCAGCGGCTTTCCGTCCGTCCGCTTCCCGTTCCGCATCTCGCCTTTCGCGGTGCAGTATTTTAGCCACATGGTGTTGCTGCCGTGGTACATGTATCCGCCCAGCTGCTTGAAGGCCCAGGAAAAAAGGCCGCTGCAGTCAGCGACCTTGTGCCCGATCCATTTGCTTCCGTACAGGCGTCCCTGTTCCCGGTCCTTGTCCGTGGTCTTTTCAAGTTCTGCCTGTTTGGCTGCTGTCCATGTTTCCCCGGCGGTTCCCCAGATGTATCCCCACTTCTCCGCCAGTGCCTGTTTGAATTTCTCAATCAGCGCCTGCGTGGAGATGACCTTCTCGTTCGCCATGCTTATCCCTCCGCTTCCGGTTCGTAATCAAATCCTCCGCTGGTCTTCTTCTCCAGCTGGAAACCGTCCACCGTGGTCAGGGTGACCGTCTGCACCTGTCGCGTGTCCACTTTGCACATGGCGCCCCATGTCTCTGACATGTCGCCCTCCGCCCTGCGCTGCGCTTTTTCGATGTCGTTCCCGTAGCTTCTGCTGTCGAACTGCTTCGGGTACCCGTTCAGATGATTGAAAGTCCCGTTTGCGTCTACGATGAACGCGTCAACGATAAAAATCTGCCTCATATATCCGGACATTCGGCTCGCCTTCCTTTCGTTTTGTTAGTGCGTTAAATCATGATTTGGTTGCATTAAAGTCTATTTTCCTTCCACAATGTGGACAATAGACCCACTCAAATCTTATTAATGTTTCAATATTTGGTACAATCCCTGGTAATGCCATTGATCCATGACATTTTTCGCACCTCAAGACATACTTATCATAAATAAGTTTTACCGTATCATGTTCCATATTTTACTCCATTAATTCATGATTTGCCCCATCAAAGGGGCGAATCTACTGATACGTATCTATCTTAACAATAGGTTCGTTCACATGGCATCACCACCTTTTATAAATCATGATTTACTCATCATTCTCAATCTGTTTGATTATTTTATCGTAACATTCATCGCATAGATAAAGATACCTTCTCTTATCAAACAGATACCTCTTTCCCTTATGGTCATATGGTGTATATTTTATGTCAATGATGCTTTTCTCTTCTTTATTCCCAGTATCAAACATATTGCCGCATAAGTCGCATTTTATTTTCATAATTATCACCCTAACCATTATAACACAAGCAATTGATTAAATCATGATGCGCTTATATATGTAAGTGTTCCTGCATACCATCCATCTGGTGGTGCGCTCCCATCAACAGCAAGCACGCCGCTTGTATTTAATGTCGCTCTGAATGCGTTTGTATCGTTTGCTAATATCATTTCGTAAGCGGAATCAGGAGCAACCAAGTTTGTAAATAATTGTGGGTTAATTCCGCTTGCTCCACTTATTGGAAAGTTTAGTGATAAAATAATTATTCTACCAACGCGCTTGAATCTATTATATGTATTAATTGTAATTATGCTTGTCGGTGTCCCGGTTGCTGCCGTTGGTGTAATATTACCATTTAACACATTAAGGCCGCCGGCTGTATCGGCCGTCAGATTGGAAGAAGACAGCGCGCCGTTCTGGGCGATGTTCGCGCTGGCGACGTATAGCCCGGTGTCCAGCGTTTCGTGACTTTTCACATACACATACTGCCCCGCGGTGATCGCAGCGTGACTGTCCCCCACGGAAACGATGGCCAGGGCGCCCTGGATGTTTCCGATCTGCGTTGCCACGGAATCGTTTCCGATCGGCCCGAAAGCCGCGTCGATGTCGTCCATGTTGTTGTTGATGTCCGCGATCCTGATCTTATCGCTCTGCGCCGGTTTCTTCAGATTAAGGTTCGTCGTGTAGGTTGCCATGTCAGTCTTCCTCCTTCGTGATCTTATCGATCCATTTCTTTACCGTTCCCGGATCGTCCGGGACGATCTCGCCCTGATCCAGCAGCTCGTACCTGCTCACGTCGATGATCTGCCTCAGGATCCCGTCCGGAACCTTTCCGAAATGCTCCTTTTTCGCCTGCATCCACGGAATGAATTCCACCAGGATTTTCTTTTTCATGTCCAGGCTGATCCGCCGGCCCTTGATCATGTAATACGTATCATAG